TACTGTTTCACCTTTTGAGTGTAGGTCAAGTATTTTCTTTTCACTTGCAAATGTTGTTGCTGTTTTGAAATAGACAGTTGTGTCCCATTCTGGAACTTCAACACTTTTTAATTCTTGTGATAATGCATTTCTAAAATGTTGCGTTGCATTACCTAATACGCTTTTGTTTTCTTTGCTCATAATATATCTTCCTTGTTTTGTGTGTGATTAATATCACGGTTGTGTTAGCCTCTTAATAGGGGTACTAACTTTGTAATATTATGGGCCCGTTAAGACCCATAATAAAAGTTTTACTTAAACAGTAATGTCTGTAACTAATGATCCAGTACCTGTAAGACTTAAACTTACAGTTTGAACATCACCTAATGCAACATTATTGTCAATTGATGTAACTATTGCTGTGCCAGTGAAACTCATATTTCCAGCTGCAACTGGGTAAAATACCACTGCTACTTCTGTACCTACAACTATTTCATTCATAGCCTGAGTTGCTGTATTATCAGTGAAGTTAGCGTCTGCTGAACCTTCCCATGATCTTAAACCAGCTTTATAGTCTTTCCAATCAACACCCATGTATGCACACTCCAGCGTTTCCGCTGACTGTGTTACATTCCATGCTGTTAACATTGCAACATTTGTGCCTCCTACTGAGAGAGCACCATCTTTTCCTGCGTAACATGCCATAATATATCTTCCTTATGTATTATTTAATTGATAACAGTATTCTGTTGTGAACACCATCCTGCAACTGGCAAAAGGTGCACTTTCACCGGTTGTCACAGTCTCTACTCTTGAGAGCCTAATATCTTGTACAGTATCAGTTAATGTACGGTCTGCCATTAGTGTATTTTCAATAGCTTCCACAGCAATATTACGCTGTGTATCTCTTTCTCTTCCACCAACAACAAGCACTACCGCAATTTCCAATTCACCCATACGCTCTAACCCAGTTGCTCCCATAGTCATTGTAATATCAACTATTTCTTCATCTGTGGTTTCAATGTATACGGCTGGAAATGCTGTTGCGGCTAATTCCTCAATCACTATAGGATCTCTTTGAACTTTGCCTAGTCTTACACTGCGTTGAGCTTTTAACAACTCAACTACTTTTACTAGTATATCTTCTCTGCGTGCCATTATCTATACAACCTAGTTTGACTTACTTGTCTGACATCAGTTGACGGATCAATTGAACCATCTCCTTCAAAGTCATACTTGATACCTACACCAAATTGTAGTTCCCATTCTTCATTATAGCGTTCTTTGTAAAACTCTATTTGTTCTCTAAACGGGTCACCCTCTGGTCTAAATGTACTAAGTCTTGGTAGTATATAAGCATACATAGTATGATACACTGTAGTTTTAGTCCACTGTGCTTCAACTAACTTACTACTATCAAATTCAGTTCTGCTATAGAATTTGTTCCACCACTTGAATTGAATCATGTTAGTAACATCAGTCTGTGCCTTGGCCAGTTCTTCTGTCCAATCATCAACACCTTGTTTGAACACTTCTGGTGCATATTCTTCTAAATCTGTATTTGTAGCAAATGCCATTTAACTTCTCCTGTATTAGTTTGTTACAGGGCGTAGAGCCCTGTAACTAATGTCTAATAATATTAGACTGCGTCCTGTACAATTACACCGCGTGATGCATCAATAACTGCAACTTGAAATGCTAGACTAGAAACTATATCTGTTCCTACTGCACTTGCCCGTCTGTCAGATTCTAGCTGAACGCCACCTTGCATAGCAAGTCTCATAGCGTCTTGTGAGAATACTGCAAACTTAGTGTTTGTTAGGCCTGTGTTAGTATCATTTAATGCTGCTGAAACATAACAAGGAACACCTGCTAATGTACCAATGTAACCTGATCTCATAGCTGCGTTCTGAATGTCTGCATTAGCAAATGCTGATGATCCAATTTCTTGCATGAAAGTTGAATAAGCTGCTGCTGAAATTACACAGTTAAGTGGTCCAGTTTCACCAAAACTAGTTACGCCGTTATCACCTTCACGGATTGTACCAATTGCTTTGTACAATTCATGCATTAGGTTAACACCTAAAGATTCTTGTGCTGTTAAGTTACCCATTGATGCTGACACCATTGCGTCTACTTTGGCAGAAATTGCATTACCCATTGTGCGTCCTAAATCAGCTGGATTTACGCCACCAATGTCACGCAAAACTGAGCGTGCTGCAATTAGTTCTAAGTCCATTGTTACTGCTGATGCACCTGGCTTAAGAACAGTTAAGTCTACGCCTGGATCTGCTTCAGCTGTAATTGACTGTGCGTCAACTGAATCTAGTTTTGCTACTTTAACTGAGTCTGAACCTGCTGGAACATTTACAGTTGGAATCAATACACCTGGAAGGTATAGTGAGTTTTCTTGTGCTGCAAAGATTGTTGCAGCTTGTGTTGGCACCATTAATTCCGGTAAAGAAAATCCTGATGCGTATTGGTTAGTTGTTGCCATAATATTTTATCCTTTTATATTATAAATCTTAAACCTTGCCTTGAGACTTCATCTTTTTATAGATTTCTCTATGCTCAGGCCTGTTTAAGTCAAGTTGTGCTAAATCCAAACTCTGTGGATCAGCGTTATTTGTATTACCCGTAGAACCTGCACCACTTGGGCCGGCACTTTTGAAATAAGTGTTACTTGATAGGAACTCTTCAACTAGATTATCAACACTAAAAGGGTCAGCATTATCTGTGTACCTTTGTTTGCCTTCTTTGTCAGTAACTATTACAGTACCTTCAGAATCTAATTTAATGTTCTGTCTCAATAATTGAGCTACTTGATCAGGAGCAATACTTTTATTGCGTGATGCTGCATCAATTAATGCTCCATCAATTTTGATACTCTCAAGTTCAGTTCTCAGTCTGTGAATTTCACTTTCTGACTTTTCTTTCTGCTTCTTAAGAACACCATTAAAGTCTTCCTTCTTGATCAGTGTCTCTTCCTCAACTTGCTCTTTCAAGCTCTTGAGTGCGTTATATTCCTCTAAGTTAACATTTTCATATTTCTTGTTAACTTGGGCAACACGCTTGCCAATCAATTCATTAACCTCATCTTGAGTGAATGTCTTAGCGTCAACCTGGGATTCTGTATTTTGGCCTGTTACTACATCCCCAGTGTCTGTAGTTTCAGTTTGTGTTTCCACACCATGATTATCAATTGTCATGTCAATATTCCTTTATAAGTTTAGGGTTGGATACTAAATGTATCATACTTTATATATCTTTATTTATCCTTTTCTTATTCCTCTACGGGCACCCAATAGTGTCTGCAATTGTATCCGCCTCTTACAACAAACGGATCGCCTGGTTCTTTACCAGCCCAGCCACTACCATCCCATAGATTTTGTATATCTTCGGCATTCATAATACTGC